GTAGTATGTGTTATTTTCGGGGTTAGTCAACAAGAAATCTGCGCTTCCATTGTGATTCTTGCACCTGCTTATCAAGCCAAGATTGTTGTTCAAAGATGCGCGATCCGTAAATTGATTTGCGGTCGCGTGTGAATAGTGACAGGATGTGGTTGATGATTTGCATGGGGGAAACTTAACACAAAGACGCGAGGTGTCAAATTTTATTTTCAGAATAAACTGCAATTTTCTTCTTGACAAATCAACACTAGCAAATAGCAAAATAGTAAATAGCAAATCAGTTAATAGCTAATAGACTACAGGCGCGGCTGTAAGTCATTGAGGATTAAAAACTTACACCAATCGGACCCCGTAGGGGTCGCCGCGATGTAAGTTCTTGGCGACCAATGGGTTATGTTATTCCTCGTCGCAATCCTCAATCGTATCCGATTGCGACACTTCGGGATTGAACGGGCAAGCTTCCAAGACTCCCCAGCATTCTTTCCCTTGGAAGGTGAAGGATACACCCCACACAACCCAATTGTATTGCAACTCATCGACAATCTCGCGAAATTGCAGATCGTCAACCTTGCTTGTTGCTATCCTTTGGGGAATGGCAGTGAGGGCGGCGGCTTCCGCGAGAGCGGCGGCGTATTCTTCGGGCGAAACTTCGGAGGCGAGGTAGGTGATGGACATGGGAATAAGTTAATCGATTTTAAGAGAAACGCAACAAAAAAGTCATTTTTTATTTTTTTTATTTTTACTTGACAAATTGTAACTTATTCATTTTCAAAAACTTACACCTATCGGACCCCGTAGGGGTCGCGGCGGTGTAAGTTATTCATTTTCAAGCGGTTATGATCGCGCCCCCACCACAGAGGCGCGATCTTTTATCCACCCACAAAATTATTCTTGCAATGCGTTTTTGAAGCACCCTGCCCAAGTCAACGCGAGGCAAAGCCAAAAAACAATAAAGTTTAGATCGTGTGGCACAATGTCATACACTCTCACAATCGAAAAAATTGCAATGTGTAAAGAAGAAAAGAAAAGACAAAGAGCGGCAGATTTCATTTTTTTTTATTTTTAAGGTTGAAAGGTTGGGCCTTTTAGTGTGATGCCCAGCACCGATTTTTTATTGAGCGGCAAAGGTCTTTTCGATTTTCCCGCATTTGAAATGGCGGACGGCTTCGGGTTTGAAGCTGAACCAGCCTTGATTGTTTCGATTGATTGCAGAGAAGTATCCAGCCGCCTTCAATCCATCAGTTCCAGCAGAGCCAGTTCCTTTGATCAAACCAATGTATTTGTCCTTGGCGTTGATTTGACGAATCGTGCCATCCTTCTTTTCAAAGGTGATCGAAAAGAATTTTCCTTTCGTGGCGGCGATCAGTTGTGCGATTTCGTTTTGTGTGGTCATGTTTTTGTTGGTTATTGTTTTGAGATCATTTCCCGTTCCATCTCGTCGATTTCTTCGGGGGTCATGGTATCCTCGATTTCATGCGCGGCATGGAACATGGCGAGCAATTCAAGGGAATCAGCGTGGGCGAGTTGGTCAATGGACATGAGAGAAAGTTAGTTGATTTTGAAAGAATAGCAAGAAAAAATTAACCGATTTTCAAATTTTCAACTCGGCTAGATGCAACGGTATTGACATCGCCGCAGTATGGGTCGCGGTAAATGATGATGAACGCGCCGTCGAGAGTGTCGCGGTCGGTGACGCTTCCCGTCAAATTCATTCCGCAGTAGGTGAATTCAACAAGGGTATTTAAGCGGGGGCGGGTGGTGGTCGTGTTGGACATGTAAGAAAGTTATCACAACTAACTCGAAACGCAACAAAAAAAACAAAAATCTTTTTCGCCCAGTTGCAATTTTTTTCTTGACAAATAGAATGGGGGGGCTATTGGGGGGGCTGAAGGGAAGATTCATAACTCATTGAAAATCAAAAACTTACACCCATCGGACCCCTTCGGGGTCGCCGCGATGTAAGTTTCACGGCAACCCCTCACCACTACATTTGCGCCGATATTATGGCAACCACAAGCCAAATCGCGGCATTTATTCCAATCAAAATTCCAAGTATTTCTTTCATGTTTTTATCCTTCCTTTTCGATGTGTTCAAGATACTCCGCGAACGCGAGTTCGGCGGCTTCCGCGAGGACGGCATCACGCTCCTCGATGGAAATTTCACTGGCAAAGTAGGTGGCGGCGGCGGTAGTGAGGTCGTTGGACATGCAAGAAAGTTAGCATGGGATTCAGATAACGCAACAAAAAAGTGTTTTTTATTTATTTTTTTTTGTGTGTTTTTTCTTTACTTTTTGCAATTCGTTGAGCGTAAGAAACTTACAGCTATCGGACCCCGTAGGGGTCGCGGCGGTGTAAGTTTTTGATTTCCAATGACTTACAACGGCAGCGGCAATGTAGTTATGCTATGCACTATGTGCCATACTACTACAAGCGTAGTAGTAAAGCACACAGCGTTTGCAATGATGTCTTGTAGTTCTTCACTCATACAGACAAGTCGCAGTCTTCTTCTAGAAATTCCATTGCGGCTTCTTGTGCGTAGTCAAGTAGCTCACTCATGGGAGTCATGCTGTCTGCTTCTTCTATCATCTCTTCCAATGTGTCCACGTGATCACATAGAAGAGCGGTATCAGGTAGATCATCGAGTGACAAGCCTGTGATGGCGTAGACTTGTGCGTTGATCATCTTTCGTGCTTTGTTTCGTGCGCTCATGGTGTGTGTGTTGTTATTGGTTGATTGGTGTAGTGTCTTTCATATTATTATGCTTGTGTGTGTTAGTTATGCTTAACATAGGATTGAAGATGTGCAAGCGCATACATAGTCGCGCCAAAGGTTAAAAAACATATAGCGTCGAACACTTCGCTTCGTCCTCCGTAGATACAGAAGGCGCAAAGGCTAAAGACAGGCGACATGGTGATGATGGCAGAGCCAAGGATTGTGATGATGTGTTTCATTTTTTTTCTATGTGTTATGTTTACCAGACTTTGATGATTTCAATTTGATTCGAACCGATAAAAGCGATGTCGTTGCAAAGATCGCGATAGATGATGACAAAGCCGCCGTCGAGCGTGTTCCTATCGGTGACGCTACCGCAGAAGCGACGACCTTCATAGCGAAAGTCTACAGTAGAGTTAATGCGTGGGCGGGTGGTGGTAGTTGTGTTGGACATGGGAGAAAGTTAGCAGATGAGAGAGGGAACACAAGAAAAAAATCATTTATTTTTTTTTACGAAACTGCAATTTTTTTCTTGACAAATAGATATGCGGGGGGGTTTGGGGGGGCGCAAATAGCAAATGAATAAATAGCAAATTATCAAATAGCAAATAGCAAATGAATAAATAGTAAATAGATTAGCGATTGGGTAATGATTAGCGTGGCGGTAATCATTAGCGTGGCAGTCATGTATTCGCGTGGAATCCTTAGTGTGGAGGTAATCATTAGCGTGGAACAAATCATTAGCGTGGAACATAGGTTTCGGGGGTGGCGGTCGCGTAAGTTTTCGGGGTGGGTCTGGGCATAAGTTGGGCGGGGTGGTTTCCCACCCCGCCTTGCCTTGGGTCATGCCTTGCGCCACGAGCGCAAGACTTGCGCCGCATAGTCGCGGGGGACATTAAAACTCTTCCCGTCTTTGTAAATGCCCGCGCCATTGGGAGTCATGACATAGTTTCGGATCGTGAAGAGGTGGAAATTTCCACAAGGGGAAAAATGGGAGTTCGTGCGAAAATTGCCTTTTCTGAGATAGCTTTTGATTTTCATGAGTCTGATTTTTTAAGGTTGGCAGGGCCGCCCTTGCGGCCCTGCTTGTCGTGGTTTAGCCCTTGGCGATACCTTGCCAAGTGGCGCGGGTTGCGGTTTGTCCTTCAACCCTCCCAAGAGCGGCGGCCTTGCAAAGGGTCTGGAATTTTTCGACCGCTTTTTTTTCAGCGGCGGACATAAAGGAAAGGGCGGATTCCTTGTCAGCATTGGAAACACTCGCGCTTGCCTTCGTGGTGATTTCCTCGCCGACGATTTCCAGCGCAAGCGTGAAGCTGTAGGCGTGACCATCGGGACTTGCTCCCATAGCGAGAGCGATTTCGCCAATGGTGGATGTTCCTTTGATGGGAAGCGCGATCTTGCTCGCGCTGGGCTTCGTGGTGGTGGTGGTGGTGGTGGTCATGTGATGGAGTCGCTCGCGGCGACAAAGGAAAGATGCCACAAGCGGGAAAAATTGAAAGATTTTTCTTCGATTTTCTGAAAAAAGTTTTTTCAACGAAATGCGAAATTTTCTTGACAGCCTCCCCCCATTTCTCGGAAAAATTGCAAACGAACATCGCAGCCATCGGGGGGGGGACACTTTTTTCAATCTCCCCTAAAAATTACAATATTAGTATTTTCGTTGGCCTCAAAAAAAATCCGCCACTTAATTTCAAAAAACCTAATAAAATATTTAGTGTAATCATTAAGTATGATATATAGAGATTTACCTATTTTTGTTGGCACAGCAAATCAAAATCCAAATACAATAAATAATAACTATTATTTGATGGCATCTCAGGTATCTATAGATATGTCCGCTGGCGGTCAAGCCAAAAGAAAAATAAATCAATCAATAAATCAATCCGACCAATTTACTCATCCAAACCCTTTAGTTTGCAGAGTTAGCTTTCAATCTTATATACCAGGAAGTGATATAGAAGGATTTGTAATACCAGATTTATCATGGGCCGCGAAAATAATATTCACTCAGGCTACTGGAGATAATTATCATGCAATAAAAATTGGAGAAAGTATTTTTGATAAATGCTACTTAAGTAATTATACAGTAAGCATAGATCCTTTTAGACCTGTCCAGCTTACAGCTGAGTTTATATGTAATGATCCACCGACTGGGTATGGCATATCAGAAAAAATCAATGGTGTAGATTCTTTCGTCGGTTCTATAAGTTTTGCTGATAATATTATTCATGGTCATACATGCAATGTAATTGGGGCTAATAATATAGTTAGTGAAATTCAATCCTCAATCAAATATCAAGTAACATGCAATAGAACGCCAGTATATGGCATTGGTTCAATTATGCCATCATCAATGATTTTAGATGAAATAGAAAGACAAATGGATATAAGTTCTACTGATATATCATCAATAATTAATCAAGAAGGCGCGAAATTAACTTCTCCAGTTACTGTGGCGTTAAAACATAGCAACAGTTCAATTACTGCTTATTTAAATATGAATGCAGGATCAAAAATATTGTCCCAAAAAATACAAATGCAAGAAGGAGATTCTTTGATGACTGAAGTATCAATTAAAGAGTTTTTAGTGTAAATAAATACAACATGGCTCGCAAGAAAAATGAGAGGGAGACGGGTTCATTGGAGATTCAACCAGCCTTTGAACGAACAATAAAATTCAAATCAAGAAAATTCAAATTCACACCAAAACAAAAAATCTTTTTAGATATTTTACTTGATGAAGAAACAAAAATAATATTTTGCTCTGGGCCAGCAGGTTCTAGTAAAACTTATATGTCGCTTTATGGGTGTTTGCAGTTAATGCAAGCAGACCCCGAAAAAGATTTATTATATATCAGAAGTATTGCTGAAAGTGCAGATAAAGGATTAGGAGCGCTTCCTGGCGATATAGCTGAAAAATTTGATCCATTTTTAATGCCCTTATATGATAAACTTGAAGAAATTATACATGAGGGTGATGCGGCGTTTTTAAAAGCAAATGGAAGAATTGGCGCGGCTCCAATTAATTTTTTAAGAGGTGCAAGTTGGCAAAATAAATTGATTGTTGCTGATGAAGCTCAAAACTTCACTTTAAAAGAATTAACCACATTGATTACTAGAATTGGAGAAAATACAAAAATAATTATCTGCGGCGACTTCATGCAAAGCGATATTATAAAAAGCGGCTTCGGCCATATGTTTAATTTATTTGATGACGACGAATCATCAAGTAATGGTATACGTTCATTTAAATTTAATGAATCAGATATCGTAAGAAGTGAAATTTTAAAATTTATTATCGCCCGACTTAGTAAGCAATAAAAGTGTAATTATATAAAACAGATAATCTTACGCTCAACTGCGAAAAGTTAATAAAAAATCAACAAGATGCACTGTTTTTGTCTTTAAAATTAGAAAAAAATAAAAAAATACTTATAAATAATAAGTATGAATCACATATTTTGCTCTAACTGCGGGAACAAGATACAATATAATTTAGCAAAACCAAACTTTTGTACAAAGTGTGGTAATTCACTATCGTCTCTAACCGCTTCGAGCCAAGTGGTTGAAAAAAAAGTTGTGCCAAAATTGGATATTGATCTTGAAGAAGATGAAACCGATATCGATGATATACCGAACTTAAGAAAAATCGCAGTTGAAATTGAAAATTTTTCTGAAAATTCATCGTTCACATTAGGAAATTTATTTGGCACTCCAACCCAAGCATTCAAAGGGCGTAAAAACCGTTCTGTAGATGAATTTATTGATGAAAAGAAAGCCTAAATATAAATTTGAGGATTTTTCTGAAATCATAGATTCTTCAATCAAAAGACAAAGAGCAAAATGGCAGTTAAATGCCATTAACTGGTTTGATTTTGATGATGTAGAACAGATAATTAAGGTCCATATTCATAAAAAATGGCATATGTGGGATCAAGAACGCCCATTAGAGCCATGGATAGGTAGGATCATCTCTAATCAGATTAGAAATTTAATTAGAAATCATTATGGTAATTATATAAAGCCATGTAATGGTTGTCAATTTAGTCTTGATGATGATAAATGCTCCATAACTGCAAGTAATTTGCAAGACTCACAATGCAAATTATACGAAAAATGGGAAAGTCAAAAAAAAGTTGGATTAGAGCTTAAAACTACACTTTCTATAGAAAATCATATGAGCGAAGTTTGTTCTAAGCCAGATGATGATTTTTGTTATGAATCTTCTGTAGAGAAATTAAATCAATATATGAAAAAAGAGCTAAATCCAATTCATTATAAAGCTTATAAGATGTTATTTTTCGAAGATTGCAATGAAGAAGATGTGGCAAAATTTATGGGATACAAAACTAATGAAAAAAAACGAAAAGCTGGTTATCGCCAAGTCAAAAATCTTAAAAAAACATTTCAAGCCAAGGCCGAGGAAATAATTAAAAAATTTGATATCATTATTCATGAACCTAACTAAAGAACAACAAGAATTTATCGCAAAAGAAGCAAAGAATAATACAAATTTAAATGAATTAACTCAAAAATGCTTTAATAACGATGATTTAGATGGTCGCTCCAAAGAAGGGCGGTTAGTTCGTCAATTTTTAATTGAAAATGAAATTAAATTTATTACAAGTCGTCGTCCAAAAAAAGATGAAATTAATTTTTCACAACAACAAAAAGATTTTATTATACAACAAGCGGAAGCTGGCTTATCTTCTTTAAAAATAGCTGAAATAATTTTTCCAGATAGAGATGTAAAGCCTTTAAGCAACGAACAAAGGAGTGTTTTAGAAGCAATTAAAGAAATAAATCCTGATTTTCTACCATCACAAGATTCTGGGGCATTAAATGATTATATAGCCCCAAAATCACCCCCAAGGATAGTTAAAAAGATTAATGATGCTACTGGGATGAATTTAGATGAAGCAAAATTAAATAGACCAATGAAAATTTGTGTCGAAAGATTGGGTATTAATTTAAATAATTCTAGATTCGTTAAAATCGTCAATAACTATCTATCAAAAAGCGATCGGGAGTTATTTGAACAAGAATTTATTCGTTTAACATGGGATAAGCCAGATTTAACTGCAGATGAAATTAATTTATATTTAAATGTCTGCAAGGAAATCATTAATTTGGAAGTAATTAGCTGTCATTTGAATAAATTAAATGAAATGTTTGATATAGCTGATGATCAAAACGAAATGAGCGTTCGTTTATCAGAGATAATTAAAGCAAAAAGCAGCGAATACCATCAATGCGAAAATCGCATAGAAAATTTAACAAAAAAACTTCAAGGTGATAGAGCTGAAAGAATGAAAAGCAGACAAAAAGAAAATGCTTCGATTTTATCAATAGTTCAATTATTTCAAGAACAAGATGAAAGACAAAACATGGTTCGTATAGCAGAAATGCAAAAAGAATTAGTCAAAGAAGAGGCTAATCGTTTAGAAGGAATGTCTGAATGGAAAGCCAGGGTCTTAGGAATATATCAAGATGATGTCATTTAAATGCAAAGAGTGTAATCAGGAATTTCCTGGTTTAAAAAACCTCCATACGCATATCAAAAAACATGATATGTTTCTTGGGGACTATTATGTAAAACATTTTCAAAGAAAAAATAAATTAACGGGCGAATTATTACCATTTAAAAATTATGATGATTATTTTGAAAAAGATTTCTCTCAACCAAAACAACTTCAAGAATGGTGTGAAAAAGCATCTTTTATGGATGTTAAAGAATATATTATCGAATTAATGGATAGGAGAATCAAGGCAAAGAATCTTAATTCAGGTTTAAGTTCTCTTGAGCTTTGGACTGCTGGTTTGCCTGATATTGACATGTATAAAAAATACTTTGGGAGTTATACTGATGCATGTAAAAAATGTTTAATCGAACCAATGTTTAATGGAAAATTACCCAAAGAGTTTTGGAATGATTATTCAAACATAAAAATTCTAATTGATACTAGAGAACAAAAACCATTATGGTTTAATAAATCAGAGATTTTAAAATTAGATATAGGAGATTATGCTGTTTCTGGAGATAAATATGATTATACTTATGTAGACCGCAAATCTTTCAATGACTTCTGTGGTACAGTTACATCATCTTACAATAGATTTGTTAAAGAGTTGGAGAGGTGCAGGAGTTTAGGCTGTTATTTATTTATTGTTATAGAAGCACCCCTTCATAAGATGGATGAATACAACAAAAATAGTTATAAAAAATTCAACCTTAATTATGTTTTTCATAACATGAGGCAGCTACAAAGAGATTACAGCAATTGTTGTCAATTTGTCTTTAGTGGCTCTAGAGGTTTGAGTGCAGAATTAATACCAAAATTATTGATACTCGGAAAATCCTTATGGAAGACTGATATGCAGTATTTTTGGTCAAAAAGAATAGAAAAATATGGCTTGGATAACAGGAGTACAAAAGAGGAGAAAAAGATTTCCTAAAATTAATGAAGAATTGATGAATAAAGAAGGCTTCTTGGAAGATACAGAAGCTAAAATATTATTTTATAAATTTTTAAGAGAAAACCCATCATTTGCTTCAGAATTAATTACTGGAGTTAAATTATTTCCATTCCAACATATGTCAATTAAAGCTATGATGGAAACTGATTACTTTTTAGGCATATGGAGTCGTGGTATGAGTAAATCTTTCTCAACTGCAATTTTTGCAGTATTAGATGCCATTTTACACCAAGGCATTCATATAGGTATCATTAGTAAATCTTTTAGACAAGCTAAAATGATTTTTAGAAAAATAGAAGAAATTTCTCGCAGCCCAAAAGCTGTATTTCTATCCCAAGCAATCACGAGGGTTTCCAAAAATAATGATGAATGGGTTATGGAAATTGGTCAAAGCAGAATAACGGCGCTGCCTTTGGGTGATGGCGAAAAACTGCGCGGCTTCCGTTTCCAAAGAATGATTATTGATGAGCTTTTATTAATGCCAGAAAAAGTATTAAATGAGGTTATTATGCCGTTCTTGTCTGTTGTTGAGAATCCAACCGAAAGACAAGAAATACATGATCTTGAAACAAAAATGATTGCTCAAGGCAAAATGACAGAAGAAGATAGAAAACAATGGCCAAACAATAAAATAATTGGATTATCTTCCGCATCTTATAAATTCGAATATTTATACAAGCTATATTCTCAATACGAATCATTGATTCTTAATCCTAACGATCAAGATGGCGCTCATAGAGTTATAATGCATTTTAGTTATGATTGCGCTCCAGAGCAATTATATGATCAAAATTTAATTAATCAATCTAAAGCTACAATGAGTCAATCTCAATTTGATAGAGAATTTGGAGCTATGTTTACTGATGATAGTTCTGGTTACTTTAAAGTAAGCAAAATGGCGGCTTGTACTATAGCTGATGGAGAAGGTCAGTGCGTTGAGGTTATAGGCGATTCTAAGTCAGAATATATACTCGCAATAGACCCGTCTTGGTCTGAAAGTGAAAGCTCTGATGATTTTGCTATGATTTTAATTAAATTAGATAAAGATAAACCCAAAGGTACTGTAGTTCATAGTTATGCAATGTCTGGAACAAATTTAAAAAGTCATATTATTTATTTACATTATTTATTAACTTATTTTAATATTGTGAGTATAGTTGCCGACTATAATGGCGGTGTTCAATTTATTAATTCATGCAATGAAAGCGATATATTTAAACAATATAATTTAAAGTTAGATGCTTTTGATGCAGATTTTGATAATATTCAAGAATACGATAAAAATCTTAGAGACGCAAGAAATCAATATAATTTACAAAGTAAAAAAATAGTTTATTTAAGAAAACCAAGTTCTCAGTGGATTAGATACGCAAATGAATCTCTACAATCAGCATTCGATCATAAACGAATTTTATTTGCTGGAGCTGCTATGGATGACAATTATAATATACAGCGCAAATCAAACATACCAATTAAAGAATTAAAATTTTTAAGAAACAATGAAGAAGAACAAGGTGTTTCAGCAAAAATGATTGATTTTGTTGAACATCAAAAAGATATGATGGATCTTATTAAAGTTGAATGTGCTTTAATTCAAGTAACAACTACGGCGCAAGGTACACAAAGTTTTGATCTGCCTCATAATTTAAAAAAACAAAGAGGAGCCGATAAAGCTAGAAAAGACTCTTATTCTGCTTTAGTATTAGGAAATTGGATGATACCAATTCATTTCGACATGATGAATCAGAAAGCTGAAAATATACAAACCACATTTACTCCAATGTTTATAAATTAACTTTTTTAAAGTTAAAGTTAACTTTTTAACTTTATTGTGTAATATATATAGTTATGTCTAAAAGGTCTTATAACAAGAAATCTCAATATTGGGAAAAGTTTAATAAAATTAATAATACATTTATACAAGAATCTCAGGCAAGTTTTAATCCAAGTTTATCGGGAGATCCTTTTTATGTATCAGATGCTTCTTATTCTCGCGTTTCAAATACAAGCAACACAAATACTTCAAGAATTAATAGGTCAGCAGTATCTCCAACTATAGACAGGTACAGCAGCATAAGAGGAGGTCTTTTGCCATACAACTATGCGATGGATGGAGTTAATGTTAGAGAAGCTATTGAATTATGTCAAAAAGCATATGCTAATGTGGCTATTTTTAGAAACGCAATAGATATTATGTCTGAATTCGCAAATAGCGAAATATTTTTAGAAGGTGGCAATAAAAAAAGTAGAGATTTCTTTTATGAATGGTTTAAAAAAATTAATTTATGGAATTTAAAAGATCAATATTTTAGAGAATACTATAGAAGTGGTAATATTTTTATTTATAGAATAGACGGAAGATTTCAAACAGAAGATTTTATTAAATTAATTAATTCTATATCTCCTATAAGTAGTGCAACTAATAAAATACCATTAAGGTATATAATTTTAAATCCATTTGATATAATAGCAAAAAGAAGTTCAACATTCGCTATAGGAGCTTACGAAAAGATACTCTCTGAATACGAAATGTCTCGTTTGCAAAATCCTTCTACAGAGGAAGATCAAGCTATTTTTGATAGTTTGCCAAAAGATGTAAAAGAAAATATCAAAAAAGGCGCTTATTATACCGATGGATTAAAAATCGAACTAGATCCAAAAAAATTAGCTTATTCTTTTTATAAAAAACAAGACTATGAACCTTTTGCAATTCCATTTGGATATCCTGTTCTTGAAGACATAAATGCAAAACTTGAACTCAAAAAAATGGATCAAGCAATTACAAGGACAGTCGAAAATGTTATACTTTTAATCACAATGGGTGCAGATCCTGATAAAGGAGGTATTAATGCACAAAATTTGAATGCAATGCAGAGTTTATTTAAAAACGAAAGCGTGGGGAGAGTTCTTGTTTCGGATTATACAACAAAAGCTGATTTTATTATACCAGATTTAAATAAGGTTTTAGGACCAGAAAAATATAAGGTATTAAATGAAGATATTAAACAAGGACTTCAAAATATAGTCATTGGTGAGGAAAAATATAGTGCGACAGAAGTCAAAGCTCAAATTTTTGTAGATAGATTAAAAGAAGCAAGACAAGCGTTTTTAAGCGATTTCTTGCAAAAAGAAATTAAAAGAATATCAAATGATTTAGGTTTTAGATCTTATCCAACTGCAGTATTTAAAGATATTGACATGAGAGATGAAACCCAATTGATGAGAGCTTCTACGAGATTAATGGAATTAGGTATTTTAACACCACAACAAGGCATGGAAATGTTTCATAATGGTAAATTCCCTAAGCCCGAAGAAATTGCTCCAGCTCAATCAGTATTCATCAAAGAAAGAGAAGATGGTTATTACAATCCAATTGTTGGTGGTATTCCAATGATATCACCACCAGAAAGTAATACAAAAGATAAAAATACTACTAATAAAGTTTCTGGAAGACCAGAAGGGACAACAGGCATACCATTAGCTAAAGCTCAATTTTCAAGAAAAAACATACAAGAAATTGTTGGAGAAATAGAGTTGATTAGGAGTTTTGCAAAACAAGAAATTAAAAAAAGTCTCAATATAAAGAAATTTAACAAGGAGCAAGAAAATATTTTAGATAAGTTGTGTGAAGCTGTAATTTGCTCTACATCAATAGAAAACTGGAAAGAAGAATTATCATCATGTATAAAAAACTTTGATAAAATAGAATCATTAGGTGTAAATAGCAATATATTAGAAATTGCTAGTATACATCAATTAGATATATATCCAGCAGCAATTTTATTCCATAGCACTCAAAATGAAAATTAATCCACAAGATATACAAGTTCCTCTTGAAAAAATAGTTAGTTATACTAATGGTCAAGTAGAAGTTTCTCTCGCAAAAATGAGTGAGGAAAAATCAGAAAAATATAAGAAATTCATGGCTACTTGCATGAGCAATGATAAATCTTATGTTGATACCGAAGGCATGGATAAAGACAACGCTCAAAAAGCGTGTGCTATGTATTGGGACAAATCAAAAGGCAAAATTGAAATCGAGATTGAAGAAGATGAGCCTGAAGATGTGGAAGAGAAAGAAGATATGGAAGAAGGAGACGCTTCTGGCCAATCAACAAAAATGCTTTCTAAAAAAAATGCATCCAAAGAAGTTTTCGATGGTGAGACTTTAAAAATTAATAAATAAATTTATTAATGAATTATAAATATACTACAATATTTGAAGCTCCTGTTCAAGCTTGCAAAATAAGTGATAACTCATTTATCTCAAAAGCTTCTTTAGATAATCTGCATTCTTTTGTTCCCAAAGATATAGATTTTGAACAAAATATTGATTTAATTGGTGTAGCATTTAATGCTGCAGTTGTTAATAAGTTCAATAAAAATGGCGATGGCATGGATACAGATACAGCCATAACATTTACCAAAAACTTTTTACATAAACCGACAAACATAGAACATAATAAAGAAAAAATTGTTGGACATATAGCCAGTGCTGGATTTAGCAAATATGGATC